GATACGTTACTAATTGGATAATTTGCCATTATTTTGCTCCCATCCCAAGATCTTCAATCATGCTAGCTTTGCGCTCCGCTAGATCCCTAAGTTCTTCACTATACTCAGAATTCTTATACAGTATTTCACGTGCTTTGCCAAATACATCCTCAAACTCATTCCTCAACAAAGTCTGTTGCTGATACAGTGGAAGCGACACAAAGGCTTCGTGCCCACCAAGGTCCAAGATTCTTTGTTTGAGGTTAAGCCCAGCTGGGTCATTAGCGATCTCAAGCAGCTTATTGTATTGCTGAGTATTAAGATCAACCTTCGCGGTTAATCCCTTGCTGATAGGGATGGAGACATTCCGCTGCGGCATCGATACATTGGCATGAGTCTGGATCAATATCTGATTAGCCTCATCCGTCTTGCCCTTAGTAACCCGTAATGGTGACATATGGAATCTAGCGTCTGTCTCATATTGCAGTGGCTCAGCAAATATATTAAGCTTATTAGGCAGGTTGTCACTCAGTCCTGGCGTGGCATTCATTAGCTTATTCATGCCCTCCATCATCCCCTTGATTAGAATAGGGGTGTTTGGATCAACCTTATAATCCCTTCTGTATGGGTCAGTCTTTTCCCGTACCGAAGACAGCATCCCACTCAGAGGGACTACAGCCTTGCCAGCAAACACGGTGACAGAACTGCTGAGCGTATCTATTAACTTCTCCGTCTTCTTCTGTTCAGCCCCATAAGTTCCACCGAGCGCCTCGGAAACGTTAGTTAATCCTTGGAAGAATGGCTGATCCATCATATACGAATAGAATCCATACGACAGAGCTACCGCGTATTCGTTAACCCTACTGTTGTCGCTCTCATATCTAACGTAATCTACATAATTAGACGCTGAAGCAAGGAAGGCTCCAAGTGGCTCCATGCCCATATAAGAGACAAATGTCTTGCCCTCATAATCTCCGGTGCCAAACCTAACATCTGTATTGAGCTTTGAGAATAACGCCCTCTGCTCGTCAGATAAAGAGCCATTAAACACCATGCTGTACGGCTGCCAGCCTTGGTTTATAAGAGCCTCGCGAGCACCCTTGTCTGCTGGACCACCACCAGTAAGGTTATTGTTCGCAGCATGATTCGCCATAACAGACGCTACACCAGTTCCCATGCCAATCTTAGCCATCGCCATATCAACTGTCTTAGAGTCACCAGCGAGATCAGACCTAACGCGCTTACTCAATAATCCTAACGCAGCCAAAGGACTCCTCTCCAATACCTGTAAGGATATGTTGATTGGAGCTGTAAGGAATGGCATATTGATTTTAGCAATAAATCCAGTCCACGAATCCTCGTTGGTTAGTGATTGCAAGGACTCAAACTTTCCCTCTAATGGCTTTGTAAACGTGGCCTCCCTAGCCAAATCCATAATTTCATCTGGAGGAGAGTCGTAGATATCGTCCATAGTTTTATTGAATATGGATTCCGCATCTTTGGCTGAGCTGCCTTTGGCTATTGCTGCCCTGTAAGCTTCTTCGGAGTTCCTTGTCGCATAAGCTGACAGCTCACCACGGTAAGTAAACCCTTTAAAGAACTCATCTGCCGTTAATAAGGACCGGCCAGGCAGCGTTGCAACGAAGTTCAATCCCTTGACTGCAAAGGCCATAGGGCTATCTGCATTGTAATCAAATATCTCAGTCCTAGCTTTAGCTAACGCTATCTTTGTAGGGTCTAATACTGTCTTTGGATATCCAGATCGGAATGCGTGCGAGGCCATTGACATCCCATCTCTCATTGCAGAGTTGAATGAAAATACCTGTGCCAATACTTCCGATGATCTATACTGATCTTGCGTCCCTAGACCTAATGTCTTTCTAGTTGATCCAATGGCAACCGCACCAACCTTCTCTGCTAACCGCATTGGGGCAAATATAGCGTTACTCATAAAGTTGCGTACATGAGTTCCTGGCCTAGCTAACAGGCCATTAATGTAAACAGACATGAGCCTAGTCTTAATGCCGCCAGTAGCTGCAACATCTATCAATTCAGACCTGCTCTTAGCACTCAAGTTTGGATCAAGAAATTTACGTGACCAATCCCTCAGTTCTGACTGGGTAGTGAACCCGCCAATTGCATCGTCAAACGATACGTCTGGGCTAGACTTAACTCTCATGATAGAAAGCGATTGAGCTACATTCGTTTTGTAGTTCTTAATGCTGCGCTGCAACGTGCTATGGAAGGCAATGGTCTGCGTGGCATTCACCATCTCAGCTTGAGTAGCTGTACCATTTGATATTTTGGTGGCTAGATTTAATAAGTGATCCGCGCTACTTGCTTGCGCTACCAATACAGCACGTACGGTAGATGGATCTACTGATGCCTTACGTTCCAATAGATCACTGATAACCTTGGAGCTGTAGCCTGAATCCTGCATTTTCTTAACTAGCTCAGACTCTGATTCAGCCCATGTCTTCCTCTCCGTTGTTATCCCTGCGTACTTTGAGATAGCACTGATAACGCCGGATAGATCACCATCCTCCTTAACTACATCGTAGTTAAACACTTCTGACGGAGGCTTAGCGGCACCAACAGGAAGCGCCTCGATCCTAGCCTTCTCTACAGCGGATTGGGTTACGACACCTTCAGGAGTTAATGTTGGACCAACGATAGGTGGTTGTACAGCTTTGACCTGACTCTTAATGCTCGGGCCTCCAGGCTCTGGAACTAGACCTTTAACTTTAATGGCAGTCTCAAGCTGGGACTTAACTTCCTCTGGAGTAGCCTCAAGCCCAGTCTTTTGCCTAGACTTTATTTCAGGAGCTTTGCGAGTGATAGATTTAATTATTACCGAACCCAGACCGGCCATCTTATCACCCAGACCAGCCAGCTTCTCAAATTGAGGCTGATCCTCTGAGTTAGTAGGGTCAGGCAAAGAGACAGGCGGCTGCTCACTAATAGGCTCAATGGGGTTGCTGCTTACTCCATCAATAATTGACTGATTCAAATCATACTTTGTGGCCATTATTTACCCTCTAATGCAGCGGGAGTCTCGCCACTTTTTAAGATTGATCTGGATAGCTTCTTGGTTGCCATCTTCTTAACGGCTCTAGCAGTACCAGCTGCGAACTTGGGGATGCCCAAGGTAGAGATATCAAATGCGGCGGCGGCAACATCTGCTTTAGCGCTTTCCTTGATACCAGAAGTCATGCCAGTTCCAGAGGTGATTGACTCTCCTCTACCCATCTTCTGTAATAGCTGTGGAGTACCTTGCTCCTGCCCATCCGAAGAACTACCTACAAATGGCACCAAGTCTCTCAGTGATAGCTCGACACCACCAACATTAACGGACCCCAAGCTCTGTAAGAATTGTCCAGCCTGCTCAAGTTTAATCCCAGAAGCTGACAAGGCATCCTCTAATTTGGATGGCTCAATAGCGCTCATCTGATCGGTAGGCTTCTTAGCCACCACACCAACTGATGCAGCCTGATTCATAGGAATGTCTGCGTGCTGATGCAGACTGTATTCATCCATGTATAGATCTTCAAATGTTTTCATATCTATTCCGGTCCATGCAGGTCTTTTGCTGCCTTATAACGCTTATAAAGCCCACGCAGCCTTATTGCCTGAGTGTCATCTATACCCTGTCTCTCAATATAAACATCTATATCGTGCTGTGCTGGCTTAAAGTCTGGGGCTACCTTGCTGAACGTAGCGGTTAGATCTTCCAAAACCTTCTTAGCTGCAACGCGCTCATTAGAACTATTCCAATTATTTACCGCTGCTTTTGCTGCATCAAGTACAAGCGGGTATTTGGGAGAGCCGTCAGCATTAATTTGGCCTACTGCTTCCGTAAAATACTGGTTTAGAATTATCTTTCTTTGAGCTGTAGACTCCTTTAAGATGGCTAGCCCACCTGGATCTCCAGCAGATAAATCTAAGAATTTCTGAGCTGACTTAGTATCCGTATCAAACTTCAATTTCATCAATGAGGTGCGCTGATCTTTAGTAAGCCTAGCCTCATCTTTTGGGTTAATGTCTCTATTAACAGTAGCTGACTGAGCAAGAGTTATAAACAACCTCTCCTGTGACTCTGTAGCCTTTGCAGAAGATGGACTATTGTAATCTTCAAGCTGCTGCTTAGTGATCCCGCCATTGAGATACGCATCTTTAATAATAGATCGAGCAGCCGGTGACCTATCGTTGGTTATTAGTAACGAACGAACACCCCTCTCACTTACCAAGTTCTCAGATTCCTTCTGCTGCTTCATAGCCGTAAGGTTTGACGATACCTTATTAGCAACCATACTGCCAACTTTATTCTTTTCATCGCTAGTAAGCGTTTTCCACAACGGGGTCATGTGTCCAAAGTCGCCGCTTGTGATCTTACGCATATTGGAACTATGATCTTCACTAGACGCATTATCAGCAAACGACTCTAAGAGAACTTGACGAACGTCCTTCTTATGTTCAGCAACTAATGACATCGCTCCTTTAGCATCGCCTGCTGCGGCAGCTGATCTATACAGAGCAACTTGGTTTGCGTCGACTCGTTCGTTATACAGCGTCCGCACATCTCTAGAACTCTGATCTTTAAACTCAGTAGCCATGTGTGAGCGCTCACCAACCAAAAGATCATCAGCTAATCTGTCACCCTTCATGGATGCTAGGTTGGCAGCATCTTGAGCAAACTTAATAACGCCGTGTTTGTACGCTGTATTAGCAGATGCAGATGCGGAAGCTTGGAGTCTGATGGCAGACTCAGGATCTAATGATGCAAGAGATTTAACAGCCCCATCTATTGGATGACGTAACTCATTATTCAGAGAAGCTAGATCCTTAATCTCACCAGAATCAATCCGCCGTGTAATGTCCGTGTGCTTAGCTACCAGATCAGAGTGCAGCTCAACTTGAGCTTGCGCCCCATAAAGTTTGCGTATTGTATCTCTAGCTCGTGTACCGCCAACAGGAATAAAGTCTTCAGCCGTTATCCCACTCTCAGCACCCTTCTTCAGTTGCTCTATGGTAACTGGGTTATCAAAAGCGTATTGAGCCGCCTGCCTCTCTACAGCTGGTTCAATTTGCCTGAAAGCAAAGTCCGACACTCTATTCAAAGCAGCCGTTATATTTGGAGACTGCACTACACCAGTAATGTTTAGACCAGGTATGTCTTTGGATATTCCTGGTACACCGGATTGACCGTACCTAGCTAAGTCTTCTGTTTGTTGATAACGTGGCATTACATTACCCCATATTCATATTTAGAGGAACCGACGTACGAGTAGATGTAGTGGTTACTTTAGGAGAAGACTTAAGGGCCGGAGCGCCACTAGCTAGATTAGAACCAAATGACAGCATACTGCTTGCAGCATCAGCGTAATTCCCCATTGCAGCTAGGTTGCCAGCATCTATTAGCATAGCGCCTTGTATCTCACCGAATGTACGTGATGTTGTAGCGGCCGCTTGTAACGAAGCAATATCTTGCCCAGCCATCTTCTCACTAATGCTTTGAGTTAATCCAGCAGATCCTTGGAATCCAGAAACTCCACCAGCAAACCCTCTAGCCGCTGCTGCTCCATTAATCTGCTGCAATTGGCGAAGCTTCGCGTTAGCCTCTTGCTCATATTGCAAAGCTTGGCGCTCTCCTTGCACATCGGCCTGTAATGCCTGTACTCTAGCTTGACGCTTCTGTTGCTTAGCTGCTGACATTGATGACGCTACTGCCACTCCGGTAGATGCTGCTGCCAAAGCAACTCCAATACCAATAACAATAGCTTCCGTAATATGTAATGACATCCTCTTGCCTACAGGCTTAAAAGCCTCGATGTTATACATATCCCATTCATTATATGCTTTACCTTTCATCTTAACTCCCTTGGTAAACAGCCACTTTATATTCCATGCCAAGTACAGTCAGCTTCAGTGGAGCCGATTGAGTAATGACAATCCTTGCATCCTGAGTATACCCAAGAATGCCATTCAAAGTCTTTGTCCCAGTAAACTCTGGCACAGGATTATCCAACATATCTGCCGTATCAAAGGATCTAAATGGCACCTCGATGTCATTGATAACCATGTTCTGCGATCCTAACAGCATAGCGTTGACTTCAACAATCCGCTTTTTAAATCCAATCCTAACGCCGGTAGATAGTCTCAACTCTACAGGCATAGTCCTTATCTCAGTTGCAATTGGCAACCCTACAATGTAGCTAGCAGTAGATGCTCTAGGAAAGGTAACAGTCCCACCACCAGGCACAACTTGGTTAGCCTGCACTAATCCGTCCAGTACAACATTGACGGTAGCTCCAACCAGATGTGCAGCACTAGCTGTAGCAGCAGCACCACCACTCACAGCGCTATCCACATGGAGATCATGCTCAAACAGCTCAACATAATATTGATATACGCTATTAACTAGGCGTTTAACTACAACGTATATATATGTTATATCGACCCCGACATCAACGAACGACCCGTTTATAGTCTTGAATTCAGATGGAGCTATAACAGACTGAGCACTTAATAGAGAGTATACGGCTATCGTTCCGTCATCCCCATTAGTTATCAGCAACAAGTCATTCTCATCGGTATCAACGGCACGCCTCAAAGCCATCCGTGTCGGACCTTTAATTAAGTGTCCAGACAGTAAAGATATCTTGTTCGTCATGTACGTTAATTGCGTATCGCTAAACGCAATCTCGCTCAAGCTCTTACCCTGCCTCTGGATAAACATAACTCCAGACTCTAGCTGCTGCACCCTGACACCAGGCTTGGCACCATTCCTGCTGGTAGCAGTTACAAAGAATGAGCTTGGTGTGATCGGCTCTAAGCCCTGCTGGGGAACGTAGAACTCTCCACCAGTAGTAAGCACTAACAAGTCTCTAGCAGATATGATGTCAACAATAGCGTTGTAAGTGTTGGTATCTAACGTTGCCTCTACAGCATCGTCAGCGAACCCTTCTGTCGGATCAAAGTCAAAGAATAGTCCTACCTTAGATCCCCACAAAGTAGATGGCCGAGTCTTGCTCCCACCAAAATACAATCGACCTTGATGGAAGGTAACAGCTCTGGGCCAACCACGCGATGCAGACCACGCAGGCTCGTATCCAGATTCCAGCTCCCACTTGCCGGATGCAATGGCAGTAGTGCCAAATACTGGGAATTCAAGAACAGAATTAACTACGGTGGCACTAACAAATTCAATGATCTTAGCCCTACCTTGCGGCGTCATATTGATATATTGACCAACATCTGAGGCAACAAATATTGTTATTGAATATGTGGATGTTGCATCTGGAGTTGTAGTCCAAACGGCATCTACAGTAGCTACTTTTGTTGCTCCAATATAATCGGTTATTCTTTTAATTTGACCAGAGCCAGTTCCACCTGTAATAGTTACAGACATACCAGTATAGGCATCATCTGTCGCACTCGCTGCCGCTGCCAATTTAATTGTGGTTGATGTGGAGCCTGCTTGAGCTGTGCCAGTTACGGCTGCTTGTGATGCGGTTAATACACACTTGCCAGATACTGAGCTAGGCGTTAGCGTGCCAGCAGGGTTGCTGAATACAGGAGTAAATGCGTATCTAGGAACGCTAACAAATGCCAGCACACTAGCTGTCCACGTAGCATCCGTACCGCCACGTACAATCTTTACAGGGGGAAGGTTCTCATTGACAACGATAAGTGTATCGGCAGATTGTGTCCATACCAACTCACCAAGAACAGATGCCGTTAGTGCCATAGCTGTGGTATCTAGGTAGGGATTACCGCTACCATTGATGTTTGTGATTAGCACCCCTTGCCTAAACACGTGCATCCGATTATGCGTAAAGCACAGCATATAGCTGTCGGTCACACTGAACTCAAAGGGGACTAGCCGGACTCCATTGGCAGCAGACTCTGCTCCAGTATTAGGTAGCGTGAACTTATACCGGAGTCCACCACGCCTAGTAACGCCACCCTGTGGTTGGCACAGGACATTGGTAGCCTTCTCCAAAGCGTTTTGATACGTCTTATCTAAATCAAGACGTGCCCGAAGTAACGGGTCTAACTCACCAGTAGTGAAGTTGGTTTGGACTGTGACAAATCTTGCCATTAGTATCTAACAGCGATCAGTGAGAAGTCGTTAATGCTATTGTTTGGCTGGTTCATCCCATCCATATTCATGCAACTACGCATAAAGCCACCACGTCCGTTGTCGCCAGGCGTGCCAACAGCTATTGTTTGCCAGTAACCAGCCTTATCTACTTGGTCAGTGATTGGGATAGCTAGATGCCACGACATTAAATACTTTAATAACTGGACAAACCAGATGGGCATCTCTGTTTCTGGAACAGAGTATTGGTAATCTATGTATACGATTTCGCTATTGGTCAGTAACTTGCCACCCATAATCCTGTAATCAGTTCTAGGGCGTACATTCTGTGCTGCGGAATCGTAGACAGCACGTGGAGAGCCAAGCCTGTCGGCTGGAAGCTGATACTCGTAAGCGTATTCACTAACAGGGGTTGTTACTAATTGAGCTAACTGTGTCTTCTGTATCGCGAAACTCCACGGATACATCATTAAAGCTTGATCTCTAATGTTAGGATACAGTCTGTCAGAAACGGAAGATTCGTCAGTTCCTTCGGTAAACGAGGAAATGCCTTTTGCCCCAAGCATTAACAGAGCGTCAGAGCAGATTGATAGTGCGGTGTCTCCAGCGGCCATATGCAATCCTTTAGAACGTAAACCAACCCCCGTATTCTGAGGGTTGGTTTATTGGAAGATACTTAGTCAGTATCTGTTGCGCTTACAGTGGTTCCGTCTGCAATATCAACCACGCCAGCAGTCGATACAGCGTTGACATAGGTCAACACAAGTGACGGCGTTGTGGTGTCATATACAAACAGAACATCGCCGACATTCAGTAGCTGGTAAACGCTATTGAAGTAGCCAGCAGTATTAACTGTAGCTTGCGTATCAGCAGTTTTGTAGATGTACATAGAAGGAGCATTACCTGCCTTTGATGTACTAACTGCGTTAAAACCAGTGGAGGAAAAAGCCATGTTATATCTCCTTTTTAGGATTCGCGAGCAACGATTGAAACAATACCTTCCGCATCAATCGTGATTGCACCGGCTGAAAATACAGTGTTCACGAGGAACGATGTCTTTTCTGGGATGTAATTGATTTCTGTGCGAGGAGATATTCCTTCTGCGTACCCAACTGAATCGCGGTGGAATGCGAAACAAGTACGGTCCAGTGAGCCATCAACAACCAAACCACCTTCGGTACGGTCGCCAAGAACATGAAACTGGAAGCCAAGGTATGTGTTCAGCTCACCAGAGACAAGCGCTTTGACTGTATTAAAGTCGGAGCTGGTCACTGACGTTTCTGACAACAAAGATGCCAAGCCATTTGCATGGATAATAATGTTGCGACCTTCTGGGGGGACGTTGCTCTTGTCCAGAAGTTTCTTAGCTTCGCGCAACTTAGCCATGTTCATATTGGTATCAGCACCGCCGATATCGTTACTAACAGTCAAAGCCGTGCTAGATGCTGCTAGAGCATCAAGGATCAGTTGGTCTTGACGGCGGCCAATTGCATTAGCAAGAACTTGTGCCAACTCTTGACGCTCATCAAAGTTAACTTTGGTTTGGTTGAAAATGTCGCTGTATTCAGCAGCATTCCAATCAGCCAATGTGCAAGTGATGGTAGAGAAAGCAACGTTGAGTGGGGTTACATCAGCCTGTGGAATACGGGGAGTTGCTACACCACGGCCAACCTTTGGAAACTTTACGGTAGATCCTTCGACACCACGGCGCTGACGTACAGCACTTACCAATTGAGCCTTGCCTTGGTAAGCCTGTTTTACTTCAGCATCGAATAGGGTGACAAAGGCGTTAGATAGAGATACGCTCATTTGTGTTCTCCTAAGAACAGGTTTAAAAAAAAGGGTTTCGCTATTGGTGTGCCGTAGGATTACGGGCCTGGCTTGCTGATTACGTCAGCCAATCGTCAAGGATACTTGAATTAAGGGCCGCAAATACGGTATGCCTTAGAACCCTTTTACATTATTATTATTACATAGTCAAACACTTAGTAAAAAATGAGCAAAAAAAACCCGCCGAAGCGGGCAAAGGGCACTACCAAGATTTAATTCTGGAATTGAGCTGCAAACATCTTCTCTACTTTAGCTCTGTATGAGACATCTGTCTTGTATCTAGGGTCAGAAACCATCTGATACAGCTCATCTTTAGACGGGGCACCATCTATAGGAGCGCTATTCATTGGGATTCGACCTTCGTAACTCTGCCTTAACTTCATCAGAGCCTTGATCCCGTTGGCTGTACCGCCCATAACCTTAAATTCATTAAAGTCATCCGGTCCCCAGACTCCCTTGTTAACTAGACCATTGGCCCAGTCTACCATACCCTTAATGATGGCATCCGAATTAGCCCCTAAGGACTTCTTTTCTTCAGCTGCATTAAAGTTTGACACCTCTGCTTTAGAAGCGTTTAACTCAACAACCTTTCCTACGAGGGAGTCTAGTGCGGCTTGGCTAACTCCATACTCTTTAGCCCAACCTTCGACGTGCTGACGGACTGGATCGGTATCTGGAACAGAGCCGAATGCAGCGTAATCGTAGTTGCCATCTACAGGAGCCTTGTGCTTTCCTTGGCTAATCTGCTTACGTAGGTCTGTCCATGACTTGGCGATAGCCTCAAGATCTGGCTCCGCGTCTTCTTTCTTCCAGAAATTCTCAGGCCACCACGCTGGGCGATCTGCCGGAGTATCACTCTCCTCTGGAACTCTATGATCTATAGTAACTTCTTGTGGCGCTACAACGTCTGTTGGTGATGTAATTC